GAGTTGAGGGTTAAAGCCGTAGTCTTAGACTCCAGCGGTGCCGAAAACGCCGCGTGGGTCAGTCCAGCCCAGCGTGTAACGCTCTGTAGCCTTGTAGCGCATGGAGTCAGTCTCAAAGTCACCTTCCATAGACTTCTCCAAGCCCCGACGCATCAACAGCTTCAGGCCATCTGGCGCATCGGTCTGCACCCACCAAGCGGTGGTAGACGTGATACGAGACAGGTTGCCTTGACCTTCAGCCAGCAAGCCCATGGACTTGACCGGGTTGATGTCATTGTCAGCTGTGCCAGTGCGCAGTACAGACTTGAGCAGAACTTCGGCCTGGAACACATTGCTGGGTCCAGAAACGATTTTCTTTGGAACCAGACGAATACGCTTGCCGTTGTTGTCAACAGCGTTGCGGATCTGAACCAAAATCTGCTCAAGCGATGTTTGCGACAGTGCAGCAGCAGTGGTTAGCTGGTTGCTAAACGTACCGCTGACAATCGGGTGTGCCGTTGACACCAGAGAAACACCGTCACCACCCAGATACGCGCCGTTGAAAGCACGGTTCAGGATGTTGGCAGCCAGGGTTTCCTTAGTTTCAATCAGCGACTGAGCCAAGTGCTTGGCGTAAGTCTGACCAATGCGGATGTGGTCACCGTCTTCAACGAGCACCTTGGTCAAAGCAAAGGCAAGGCCATACACTTTGTAAAGGTAACGCTGAATAAAGAGCACACCACCGCTTTGGTAGGTCACAGCCATGCCGTCAGGCAACTCAGGAGCCGCGCCGAAACCGTACAGGACGGGTTCTTCGTGGTAATTCCGAGGAATACCTTTTTGCTCACGGAACACCATCTTCCACTCGTCTGCACGCTGTTCGTAAACACCGTCAAACACCTCGTTCATGATGGGCTCAACAACCGACCTAAAGTCGGTACTTCTCATTGGGGTAGCCATGTTTTAGCCCTCCTTAGATTGAGTTGACAGCAGCTTTGTAGATGTGCTCGTTGATACGAACAATAGCTACAATATATGCATCTGTCAGGGAGTCGTTGATTTCGCCAGCAAAGCCAGTCAACTGGAATTGACCAGAAGTAGCTTCAATGACGCCGATTTGGGTGTTTGACAACCCTGTTGAGGTAGAGCCGCCCGGTGAGGCCACAACCCAATCCATTTCTTCACCAACGGCAGTTTGCATTGTCGTAGTGCCAGGTGTACCCGGATTGGTGTACTGGACTTCAAACAAAGTTTCTGGATCGTCGTAGACCCAAGCCGTAACATCCGTTGCTGTAGTGCCAGTAGGCCAGAACGAAGATACGGTGGGCTTGCCCAAAGAATCGGTGTATTGGCAGCCGGCAAAAACGCCGAGTAGCAAAACACCACCGACAGTACCCGAACGAGTACCATCAGACGTGCCGAGTTGAACAGTACCTGCGTCCACCAACTTTACAGGGTCGCCCTGAAAGATGTTGGCAGCATAGCCGCTTGCGATAACGTAGGCTTTGGGGCGAATTTGACCACTGTTGTGGAAACTAGCCCTAAAACCAAAGGGTGCGCTAGTCGAAGACATTAGCTTTCTCCTAAGATGGTTAAAAGTCTGTCAAGCAAGATCAAACTGAGCTTGCCGCTTTTGTCCCAATTCTGTATTACCGTCGCCCAGCGTCAACTTCGATTTAGATGATCGTGCTTGTTGCTCAAGAAAGTCAGCCGTATCGGTGAGCTTTTCCTCTTCGCGTAGAGGGGCATCGTGATGGGCTTCGCGCATGTACTTTTCGTACAAGCTCATAGGCAACTTAAACGCAAGCATCTCATTGACCCCAATGAATCCAGCCCAATCACCCGTTTTAAGGGTGGCGTATTCCCAGCCAGGAACATCTTCTGGCTTGATGGGCTGGTAGCCCAAGCGGATACGTGTTTGGATTGAATCACGTGGGTTCGTCGTTGTTAGCCAGCAAGGATGCCAGCCAGGCAGCTTTGGTAAATCAGGTAACGAGGACTGAAAAAACTGTTGACGGAACATTTCAACTCGCTCATCATCGGACAACTCACGGTTCTCGGTCGCGGTGCGATCCTGCACTGCGCGTTGCTCGCGGTTGTCACCAGCGGATTTCTTTAGACGTTCGTCGGTACTCATACACATGCTCCTTCAGCAATTTGCAATTGTTTACGTTTTGCCCATCCGGCTTTTATTGCCGCGCCATGGGCAGATCTTGTTTCAGGGTCTGAAAAATAACACTTAATTTTGGACTTAGCCTCTTCTGTGTGTTTTCTACCTTGTGAAGACAATCCGATTTTAGCTCTAGTTTCAGGATTAGACATTGTTTTCTTTGACGCAACGCTCATTCGTAATCGTGTTTCATCAGAAACGATTATTCCAAACATTCCGTTCTTATTGCCAAATTGACGCAGTTTATTCCTAGTTTCGTCTGTTACGACTCTACCAGAAACACCCTCCCCGCCATCAGTAAGATTGCAAAGATCAAAACCTAGATCCCTAAAACATTTAATCAAAAATTTCTCATGCTCAAACGCTTCTGCCTCTGAAGACCATCGTGCCAGAATTTCAGAACTAAAACCGCCCTCTTTGGCAACGATGTTTTTCCAGTGTCGGCTCCGTCCAACAGACGCATGCCGGTTACCGGACCCTTTACCTATGTAAAAAATCCGACCATCTGGCCTGTAATGGGCGTACGTGTAAAACATGTTGCGAATTATAACCCCGTTTTCAAAAAATAAAATATTTATGCTTGGTTGCGATTGTTACGGTCGTATTCGGCGTACCGAGCGGCGTATTTCTTGCGTAGTATTGGGTCATCCCACACACCCGCCTCAATCAGAGCTTGCTTTCGTTCTGGACTGATGTAAACCTCATTGCGAGTTGCGGTCGGGGCGTGTTCCCGGCCAGAACCGACAGCAGGACCGCCTCGAGCAACGCGAGTTTCAGTTTTAAACCGCTCCGGCAGGCGGCGAGCAGCCCGACGTTTGAGTTCTGACCAATATTCCTCAGACTTGGAGTCGTAACCGTCTTGGTGCAACGATTTGTCAATCGCCAAGACAATTGCGCTCTCCTCATCACGCCCATCAGAGTCATACCAAGGGTTCTCAGCCATGAATTCTTTTGCATGGCGCATGGTAATTTCATCAAATGGCGCTTGCTGCGGCTGCTTTTGCTGAACTTGTGTTGCCTGCGCCTTGATAGCTTGAAGTTGATTGAGTTTAGCCAGCGCCTGGTCTCGGTACTTCAATGCTTGCGCAACATCAGCACCGTTGCTTGATTCAACAGCCTTGGCAATGACCCGGTCTGACAATTCAGCTTCTTCTTGAGCGCGTTTGATATGTGCGTCAATATTTTGCAAGTCAGCCTGATGTGAACGCTGCTCCTGCGCCCCCATACGGCGTTCTAGCTCATCATTTCGCTTGCGCAGGAAGTCTAGTTCCGTTTTGTCGCGGGTGATGGCCTTTTCTTTGCGGTCACGGCGCTCAATTTTCTCTAGCCGACGCCGTTCGCGGATTGCTTCTCGCTCAGAATCAGTGCCGCCGTCTTCGTCAGCCTTAATTCGGTCATCATCCTCATCAGCATCATCCCGTTGTGGTTTGTCTTCCACAATGACAATATCTTCTGTGGTCTTTTTAATGTCCTCGTCTTGCTCGTTCAATGTTTCAGCCATTTCTCATCTCCTTTCAGATGAATGCACGAATGGACAGGGGATCGACGTTAACTCGCCCGATGATGTCCAAGTCGTTAAAGATTACAAACAGCGCCGACTCGCCATTTGACATGGGAACTTCCCACCTATCGCCGCCATACTTGGCAACTCGCACATACTCACCTTCTTCGCACCAAGAACCCTCTGGCCAACTAGCCATAGTGTTACGGTTCTTAAATGCCAATGGGCCAATTGAGATGACTTTGGCCACCTGAGTGTTCCACTTTTCAGTGTCTCGGGAGCCTACATCTAAAATAATGCCCGAAGCAGTACGTTGTTTGGGACTACGAATTTGTACCAGAACACGGCTTCCAAAAGGCTGAATGCCGGCTTCTGCAGCCGGAAAAGCCTCTGCTAGTGCGTCCTCATAAGTCATTGCCACTGTTTTTCTCCTCTTCCAAAATGGTAAAAAGTACATCTAACGCTGCGTCATAACCGGATACGACGCCCACGCGATAGCCGTACTCAAAGCTATCGCGGTTTTGGGGACGCTTGAGTGATTCAAGCGCAAAACTTGCTTGCGCGGCTTTAAGCCGATGCAATAAAACGTCTTCTATTCTCACGCAGGCGTCTTTGGCATTGCGGGCGCTGCAGGCAAGGTCTGGCCAGTTACAGGCTCTCCTGCCGCCATGCGGTGGTGCTGCTTGACTGCACCGTTATTCATTGGGACTGCGGGGGTATTGTTCATTTCGGTTTCTCCTATGTGGTTAGTGGTTGGGGATTTTTAGTACGATACTTGCCGCGTAAAACGCCCATGCGTGAAGCGGACATATTGGCTTTTGATTCATCAGTGTGAAAGTACCCTTTCGTTCTAGAATTACCAATTAAAGATTCAGAGATTTTGGCCCTGTGCTGTTCAGACAACTTATGTCCTAAGGTGCGAGTATTACCAAGTAGAGATTTTGAAATATTAATCCGAACTGACTTAGGCAATGGCCCATGTGGAACGCCCTTACGTGATGCGGCAATTTTTGCTCGGACGGCAGAAGTGTGTAAATAGCCACCAGAACCTACTCCCCCGTCTGTTTGGTTGCAAAGAGGTATCCCCATATCTTTAAAGCACTGGATCAAAAGTTTTTCATGTTCAAAAGCATCATTTTCGCTTAAATGTGTCATTGCTATGTGGACTGTGTGCCCATGTTTTGCAACGATATTGTGCCAGTGCTGGTTGCGAGCCGTGCTATGAGCTCTTTTGCCAAGCCCTTTACCAACATAGAACACCGAGTTGGTGTCATTGCGGGTGTGGAAGTATGTGTAGAACTGCATATCACGACCCTGGGTTAACTCCGGTTCCGGTGCTTACGGCAAACTTCTCGCCCGTGGCTAGCTCTGCTGCGGCTAGACGTAGGGCGGTGTTGTTGTCGTCTGTGTTCATTTGATAGCGGGTTTGCAGTTCGACCTTTAAGCGTTCGTTCTCTGCTTGCTCTCTGAGCATTGTTTGTTGAGCATCTGCAGCCATCTGCTGTGCATTTTGTTGTGCATCTTGCTGAACCTTGGATTGCTCCAGTTGCAACTTAGCCTGATCCAGTTGCAGTTTGGTTTGCTCAGCTTGCATTTTTGCCTGCTCAGCTTGAGCGGCTTGCTGCAACTTGGCTTGGTCAAGTTGGGTGCGTTGCTGGAGTGCTTGCCCTTGCAGCTGTGCATTCAGCTGGGCTATCTGCATGCTACTGTCAGGCGGCATAGGTGGCTGGGGCTTGAACTGCTGAGCGGCTTGGTCAATCTGGGCGAGCTCTTGGGCAAAGCCACCAAGTTGCTGCTCAATGACTTGCTGCACCTTCAAAATTACACCAACCTGTTGCTCTGCTTCTTTCTCAATCAAGTCTTTCTTCTGAGCAACATCCACCGCCTCGTGAGCCTCGGTTAAATAGTAGTTCAGCAAGTGGTCGCGCAAATGAGTGGCCATCGGGAACATGTAAGTTTTGACAATGGCTGGGTTCTGACCAAACAGCGGCGACTTTAGAAACGCCAGATGGGTCTTGAGGTGAGCAATATGATCTTGCTGCGGCAGAACATAAACAGGTGTTCCCATAACGGCGGCAACATTCTCGCTTACCGGGTCAATGTCCTCAGTGCCAGGAGCAGGTTGCAGTACATCGTCAGCACTAATTTTCAGTGTACGCAAAAACATCTGCTCAACTTTGCGCTGGTCATACATCTGCGGCATAGCTGCCGAGCGTTGTATGACTGCTTGAGTCTGAGCAAAGCGTTGAGTCTCACTGAAGATTGCCGGGTCACTTACCGGCACAACGTCCATCGGACCATCAAAGTCCTCGGGCTTGACATCCAAACCAGATGCCTGCGCCTTGATGTCTTCTATGGTCAAGTAGGCACTGTTGATGCGGTGCAAGATCTTGAACACACGGCTCATTGAGCTATGGATGCGGGAGTGGATGCTACTGAAGACCACCATGCCCTGCTCAATGAGGGCCATCGTAGTACCAACCGGCTGTGCTTGATTGGCATCACTCAGCTTCTCAAAGCTGGTCTGCACAACCCCCTTGCCGGCGTCAACCACAAAGCCAAGCAGCTGGAACAGCACTGGGCTCGGGCCGTTGAACGGTAGCGGCATGGCAAGTTTTCGCACGTCATCAATCAGCGCACCACCTTCAAGTTCTACAACTTCAGTCGGCTGGACGTTGAGAGTCTGGCCACCGGGGCCACCTTTTAGCTTAAGCAGGGTTGGGATGTTCTGAATGTGGGCTGAGTCCAGCAAGGCGCGTAGTGCGCCTGTGGCCGCACCTGACAAACCACCAATCATGTGGGTCAGGCCAATGGGGTAAGCCCCACGCCATGGCACAAATGGGAACTCCACAATCCAGTCAAGTTCTACACGGCGTTCATCTTCAGGTTCCCAGTTGCGGTACAACGCCACGGCCTTGCCACTGGTCTTGTCAATGCTGATGATGTACGGCTCAACGCCATCGCCAAAGTCAAGGTGCGTGTAGATTTCAAAGATGGTGCGCAGTCCATCTTCGTTGTAGGAGGTGTCTTTACGTCCCTCAATTTTGTCATTGGCGATTGATGCCTTGCTGAAATCTGGCTGTTCTGGCGAGCCAAGGTCAACGTCAATGTACATGCCAACTTTGACGCGGCGCTGGTACTCCATCTCGGTCACGTACTGAACGTGAGTCTTGCGCTCAGCACTATAGAAGTTAGTGGCTGCAAAGGGTAGGTACACGTCATCAATGGGAATGAACTCAGCGCATGGGCGCAGGTATTGAGAGCTCCACATCATCTTGAGGTACTGAGCACCGCCCAATGGCAGTTGCGTACTGAGTTGCTCTAACTCGCCCCTAAACTCTGGCATCTGCTCAGTAGTCTGCCAGTTCATAAAGTCAGTCTTGCGCTCAGCCTTGGCGACCTTGTCCTTCTCTTTCTCGCCTAGGATCTTGCTCTTAACAGGACCGCCGGGAGGGAAGATCTCTTTCATCACTCGGCTAGAGAAGTCAACGCAGGCTTCCACTAGCATAGGATGGACAACCTTTGTTGAGCCGGTGAACTGCGCCCCGCCCGGTGCGTCATCGCCTAGACCTGTACGGCGCAAGCCTTCCTCGTACAGCTTGTCCCGCTTCTGCCGTGCATCCTTGTCCTTGGCAACCTTGTCTAGCAATTCTGTGACGGCATCGCTCAAGTCGCCTTGGTCAACCTCATCAACAATATTGGCAAAGTGCGCTTGCTTTTGGCGTTGATCGTCCTCGTTCTTGAGTTTGACCATTGCGCCACCGTCATCAGTATCCTCGGCGTCTGACTCATCATCGTCTACCTCAACGATTTCGTCTTCATCATCTTCAATGGTCAGGTCTGTATTTTTAGGCATATGAACTCTCGTGGTGCGCAATTATTTGCTGGATGCGTTGAGGATCGTAATCATCATCCAAGCTGGCAATGATCTGTTTGATTTTAATCGGGTCAAAATGGTTTGATGAGACCATACCACCTTCGTCAAAGTGGACTGCGCCGCCCTTGGCAAAACCCTTGCGTGTTAACAATTCAACAGCACTTGGGTTCATCATTCTGAATAGTTCTGTGTTTGTTGACTCAGGGTTTTGGCTTAATGGTCTTCCACTAAGCACAACTTCTCCCCTTCCCATGCCCTGTGCTTTACGCAAGTCAAACAGCGATAAAGGGGCTATATTTTCAGCAAGCTCACCCATTGACCCGCCATGGTCAAAGTATTCACGAAACCTTGGATCATCAAGAACAGACTTAAAAGTACCTTTGCTTCCGGCCTTTTGTAGTTCAAAAGCTGCATCCTTAAGATTGCGGCTGTTAAATGCTTTTCCGGGATTGTCAGTTGCAAAGAATGAATAAGCTGTGGGTGAACGAGACGACGAGTCTGCTGGCGATGCAATGATTGTTCTTAGTTCTCTATCTTGTTTACCTGGAAAGTATTCATTTGATGCAAATCTGAAGTCAGATGAACTCGGTGAAACATCAAAGGCAGTTTGACCGATAGTTGGATGTGTGTGAAAATCAGCAATAGGTCCATTGCTCTTTAATGCCCGGGCAATGTCAAATTGGTTTGGAGCAACCGAATCGTATGTTCCTGAAACTATTGATCCTACAGGGCCTTTATCGGCTGATCCAACTACAGAATGTTCAACGTTGGATGTATATGCCCGACCCAATGCCTCTCTGATTTGACGGGCTTGAGCAGGGGCTTCTTTCGAAAGCAACCGCATCAATGCGCTTAAGTTTCCTGCTTCAGCGTCAGTCGCAGCCCCTCCTGCAATTAAAGCAGCCCCTAATTTGCGTATATTGCCAGCAACAGGCAAAGCCATTAAGCCAACATCAACAGCATCTTTAGGTAGAACTATGTCTCCAAGCAGCTTTACTAGATCATCTACCCCTTTAATAGTCTCTGGCGAACTAGCTTTGGCTCTCTGCTTTGGGTAAATACCGAAGGCTGCTGTTGTTTCGTCTTTAAGCGGCATATGGGTTCACCTTGTCTTTGCTCTTAGGCCTAGGTTCATCGATGTCTTTGGCTTGTGGCAGCTCGAACCAGCCATCGTTCTTGAGGTAGATAACGGCTTGCGTGAACGTGTCAACATAGTCGTCATGCTCGGCCAGTGGGAACTTGGCCAACTGTTTGAGGAATGCCGCTGCCCAGCTGACGGGCTGTCCAGGGTTGCGCTTTGACTCGGGTATCCACAATAGTCCAAGCTCCAAGGTCGGTGCCGCTTGATGTGCACGGCTTACTTTGTCGGCGTTGCCAGGATTGTACCCTACTGCAGGCACTCTGGCTAATCTTAAATCTTGTAGCAGCGACTGCCCACTGGCTTTCGCCTCAACCAGTATCCTGTCTGGCCGCCGAGCCCGAGTGGGCATACCAGCTCCATTGTTGTTGTCACCACCATACTCAGTCGTCCAGTCTTTGACCGCTTTTGTCCTCAAGTCAGGGTAGCTCAAGTGCTCATCCCAAGCATCAAGCAGCATGCAGTTCCGCTCGCCTTTGTGCGTGAACATTCCCCAGACTGTGCAAGCTGTCGGGTCGCCGGTGGTCTTTTCTGTGAATGCACAGTCATAACTCTGGAGTATGTACTCGTACTGCGGCAACCGCTCATTGTGTGGCCAGAGTTCAAAGAAGCTAGTCTTGAGCAGGCCACCAGTGCTCGGTACGGGGTCTTGCTGCAGTTGGCCGCTGGTGCCGTATGAGCCGAGCAGCTGCTTGAGCGCCGTGATCTCTTTCTCACCGAAGCGCTCAGGACAGATGAGCTCACCCTTCTTTGTGCGTGGGTCATACGGGCCCAACACCGTCCTGCGTACCTTGCCGTCCCACTCGGCAGGGATGCAGATGTGCTCCCAGCCCTTGATGTCATCAAGTATGTGGCCGCTGATGTCGCGCTCGTGCAGCCGCTGCATCACGACCACCATGGCGTCAGTCTTGGGATTGTTCAGCCGTGTTGACCAGACCATGTCAAACCATTCCAGCGTGCTCTCACGCATGGCATCGGACTGGGCTTCCTGAGCCCCATGGGGATCGTCTAGCACAAGCCGAGATCCACCCTCGCCAGTTGCCATACCGCCCGGTGAGGTGGCTATGCGGTAGCCCGTCTTGCTGTTCTCAAACCGTTGCTTGGCATTCTGGTCGCCGGATAGTTCAAACAGGCTGCCCCAGCGTTCTTGATACCAAGGCGACTGCACCAAGCGACGTGCCTTGAGGTTGTCGCGGATGGACAGGTTGCCAGCATAGCTGGCGCACAGGAACTTATGTTCAGGTGTTGTCAGCCATTCCCACATCGGCCACATCACCGATACGATGGTTGACTTGGAGTGCCTTGGCGGAATATTGATGAGCAACCGCAGAATGTCGCCGGAAGAAATGGCCTCAAGATGTTCGCAAATTTCTTGGATGTGCCATGACGGCACAAACGGTATGCCAGGCTCTACGACATGCCAGCTCTGTTTGACAAAGTCATACAAGCAACTCTCAGCCCGGCGTCGGTCTCGCTCATGCTTGATCATGTCAAGCATTGCAGCCGGGCTGATAGGTGCGTTCACTGGCTTGCTGCTTTAGACAGAAGTTGTTGCATAGTGTCAAGCTCTACGTCACTCAGTCCTTTGAGGTCAACCGCAGCAATCGGTATCACTCCACCGCCAGGTCCGCTAATCTCACTGCGAGCCAGTTTAGGCACATGGTACTCAACCACGCTTTGGAACAAGTTGAACGCACGTTCAGGGTTTGGCCTGGTTATGTAGACCTTGTTGCCTTCCTGATCATAAACATGCTTGCCTTGAGAGTCAAGCATTGGAGTGCCTTCAGCCACAGCATCAAGCCAACCTGTCAGTCGATGCGCATTGCCG